TTCACATCCAAGAAAGAGGGGGAGAAAAAAGATGATGAACACGAAGAAGGACAGAAAGAACCTGTACGTAAACCTAGTTAAGAAAGACTACATGCAAAAACTTCAACCTCTACTACGGAGAGGGTGGAGTCTTCGTCCATCGGACGGTGTGTATGTTCCTACTAGTTCCACAATATATCCTTATCCACCTTGGATATACACACAACAATATGATGGTTTAAGATGTGGTGTTAATCAACAAGTATACTGGGACATACTCAAGTATATCCCGTCACAATGCAGGAATTGTTTTAAGGTGGTGGTGCGACCACAGACGTTGGAACATCTATTCAATCTATATGAATACCAGAGAGAGTCGGGAGTTCCTTGCAAATGTGGTCTTGAAAAGAGAGAGACGGTATACGGTCTTTACGGAGGGTACTTTTACAATCAGAGTAAAGAAGAAGGACTCGAAAGATACAAAGAAGTTAGAGAGGCAGTAGACGAATATCTCAGTCCAGAAACTCCGGTTATTCTTAAACGATATTGTACGGAGTTTGAAATAGGCGGCACGCCGTCTGATGAAACTCCAGACTGTACAAAAGAAGAGTTGGCTATGGAACGAGATATTAGTTATCTAGTCCCGCCATCAGGTCCTGGGACTAATCAACCGAACCATCAGGTCATCAATGTTATGCGAAGGTGGATTCATTATGCCTACTCTAACGGAGACGAAACATATAAACTATTCACAGATGGTAGTCCGTTATTCAAGCCATACGTGACATACCACGAAGAAGAAGAAAAGGAGAAGTAAATGCCAAGTTTTAATGATTTAGTAATTGATGGTGCGTTAGACTACATTACCACTAACGTAGATGGGGTAACGGTTAATCAGACTGCAAGTAGTACGGCTCTGACAGGCGTTACAGGAGTGGATGCCAGTAATTGGACCAAGGCTGACAACGCTAGTGGTGGTGGAAGAAAACTTACGTTTGCTACCGATTCTGGTGACATGAGTAGTATCGCTTGTACTGTTGCTGGGACAGCTACCAAGTTATGGTTTCTGGATTCTGCTGTTCAGTTAGTCATGGCAGACCTATCACCTAGTGTTGTTCTAGCCAGCACAGACACCGTGAAGATTAACAGTTTTGAAATAGCAATCAAAGATCCAACGTAAAGAGGAGAACTATGGGGGCGCACAAGAGAGGGATGACATCTATCGAAAACACGATGTTACATACACTGAATTGGTTAGAGAATTCATTTGAAGGGCACTGTGGCGTACTCGATATCGAGTGGGAGACTGGTGCCCTGATACTGTATGGGAATGATTGCACAGAGTATAGAAATAAGTTCAACGAGATTATGGAAGGAGTGATGTAATGGCTAGGGGTATTAAACAGAAGAGTGGTCTGAATACAGATTCTAGTATCCAGGATGCTATGAAGAGAGCTAGGGTACGCAGACAACAGTTGAATGATGCTGCTGGTATCACTAGTAACGATTATGATGATCTAAGTCGTGAGCTAGAAACTGAGGGTATGTCGGACTACGAGAGGGATGTATTTGAGGATTAACAAGGGGGTAGTATGGGAACAATAACTGGAATGTCAGAAGAGCAGGCTATGGGCCTGCTGCATGTAGCCAGTCCGTTCCACTGGATCACAGATAATAACCTTCAACTTGCAACCGGGCCGTACTCGATCAAGGATCATGAGTACCAAATAGCCTGGTTAGAAGAAGACGCACCACGACAATGTTTCATAAAGGGGGCACAAATTGGCGCATCTGAAATTAATGTACTTAAGACTCTGCACGGTATGGTGCATGGAAGATATAATCAAGGTGCTTTGTATCTATTCCCGACTCGTGATGATGTAGGGGATTTTTCAAAGTCTAGGTTCGATCCACTGATAGAACAGAATCCTTTCATCGGAGCCTACGTCCACAACACGAATGACAGTAAGAACATCAAACGCATAGGTATGGATCATCTGTACCTGCGAGGTGCTCGTGCTACCAAGACTGTTGGAGGTACGAAGAAGTCTTCATCTCAACTCAAGTCCATCTCGGTTGACCGAGTGGTGTTCGATGAGTTCGATGAGATGGAAGAGTCCATGATTGAATTGGCTCAGTATCGAGTCTCACACAGTAAGATAAAAGAGTTGATTTATCTAGGAACTCCTACGATACCGGACTACGGTATGGATAGGATGTACCAGAACTCGGACCAGAGGGTATGGATGGTAGAGTGTCCAGCCTGCGGGAAAGAAGCAAGTCTAGATCTTGAGTTCCCTGACAGTTTAAAGCGAAGACTAGACGGCACAGCGTATCGTGCCTGCATACACTGTAAAGCCGAAGTGCACCCTTCCAAGGGAAGGTGGATACCACAGGTCCCCAGCATGTCAAAAGACATGGTAGGTTGGTGGATCAGTCAGCTTAACAGTAACTATGTCGATCCTACACAGATTCTGAACAAGTACGAAGATCCGCCTTTTGGTAATTTATCTGAAGTTATGAACAGTACGCTGGGACGAGCTTACATCCCGGCAGAGAACAGATTGACGCACGCAGAAGTGTACGCCTGCTGTGGTAGCGATCCGATGGCTGCAAAGCACGAGGGTCCATGTTGCATGGGTGTAGATGTGGGGAGTGTCCTACATGTGGTAATCGCACAGCGTATTTCTCGCAAGACGCTGAAGATCCTCAAGGTGGGACGGTATGAAAGTTTTAATGATTTGCATGATCTAGCGAGAGACTTCAACGTGAAGTCGGCTGTAATCGACCTTTTTCCAGAGAAGCGTAAGGTTGTTGAGTTTCAGAAGTCCGAGAACTTCAGTGTCTTCGGATGTAATTATGTTGAGACTCGGACTGGTCAGATAGCTTGGGATGAGAAGGACCACATCATCAAGGGTAATCGAACAGAGATCTGTGACATGAGTCACGATTTAGTCTCTAACCCTGGCGGTCTCGTTCTACCTCGACGCAACGCTGAGATAGACCAGTTTGTGAAGGAAGTATGTAACATAGCAAAGGTGCTAGATGAAGATCCTAATACTGGATCTAAATTGTTCCGATACAAGAAGTTATCGGTTCACGACCATTATCGCCACGCTCTGAACTACGCCCTTCTAGCAAGTGAACGTATTGGAACTGTGTCAGACAGTAAACTAATTAATCGTTTCTTTCACGGAAGGAGACGGAGGACATGGCTCAGTGCCTAACCTCAAGGGAGAGTAATAATGAAAGAACTAGTAGGTGGAAAAATATACTTTTCAGGATCGGACGTAACTGCCGAGTTAACTAAGGCAGAGATGGAAAATGCACCAGTAACATTCAGTAATAAAGGTGCTAGGATGATGAGAACCAAAGCTGGTGATATTCTGATATTCGGTGGAACTAATATGTCAGTGATCAAACCAGTCTGGGAAGAAGTAGAAGATCCGATAACTATTAATACAATCCATGACAACCTGGTTTCCCATAGGGAACCAGTCCTCGATCTTCCAAGAATGGATCAGGTACAGGACAAACCTAAGCAGAAGACTGCGGACGAGTTGATGGACGAAATGATAGCTAAGTCTGATTGCAAGCACGAACCAGAGAAGATGGAACTTTACAGGCAGAACACAGCTAAGGGGATAAGATACTTCCCGAGATGCAGTTTCTGTGGTAAGAGAGAACGGTACGTTGCTGAGAGCAAGATCGTTGAGGGGAAGTATGAGGGAACTCCCAACGAGAAATGGACCTCGGATGATATAGCAAATGCAATACAGTGGATAGAGGATTAATAAATAATGTTTGAGCAACTCAAGACGAAGAAGAAGTTAGAGAAGGCGAAGACCCTGTTCATTGATGCCCTCAACAAGGATACCAAATGGCAGAACGACGCTAGGGACGACTTCAAGTTCCGTGATGGAGATCAGTGGTCTGATGAAGAGAAACAGATTCTTGAGGAAGAGCTGCGTCCTGTTCTGACATTCAACCTTGTTAAGTCTAGTATAGACTTGATCATGGGTATAAATGAGGATAATCGGATTGTCCACAGGGCCAGTCCGACTGAACCATCTGACGCCTTCTTGTGTGAGGTGCTCAATGACCTATCCGACTATGTGAAAGAGACACAGAACTTTGAGGAAGAAGAAGATGGGGCACTAGAGAGTGCTTCCATCTGTGGTCGTGGCTGGGTCGGGATCGACTTTCAACCTGATCCTAATAGATTTGGGGACATCAGGATGTCAGAGATAGACATCCCAGTTCATGAAGTTCACTTTGACCCAGCAGCCAGAAGACCCAACCTGGATGACTCATCCTATTTAGTGTGGGATCGCTGGATGACCCAAGAAGATTTTAAGATTAGGTATCCTAAAGTTGGACCTAAGAAGATGGAAGAGTTGATGGAGGGCGCACGTACCTGGACGGGAACAAGTGATCCTATGTCCGATGACGGTATCCCGATGTCAGATGCAGCATCTGCTGATTACGAACGTGAGATGGATAGCGATATCAATTTCTTTGATCGTCATCACAACATGCTGCGAGTGGTCCACATGGAATACTGGGAGTACTTTAAAAGGTACTACATATACAACCCAGAGGGTGGGGCATTTGAAGAGATAGATAGTCCACCTGATGAGGAGTTAAAGGTTAAGTTCTTCAAGGAGTTCGGAGAAGAAGTAACAGTAGAAACGATGTATGATAAGAGAGTGAAGTGGTTACAGTTCATCGGAGATCAGATTCTGTATGACGATGTGTCACCACTACCTTACGCAGGAGTCAGTATCGTTCCTACCTTTGCTTACAGAGATGTCAGCAAGAGAACACAGAATAACTTCGGACTTGTACGTCTGATGAAAGATCCCCAGAGGGAGGTCAACAAGCGGTGGTCACAAGCTCTGAACATGTTGAACCAACAGGTACAACCTGGAGTATACGCAGAGACGGACGCATTTGTAGACGAACGCCAAGCCTTGCAGAGTATGAAAGTAGCAGGCGACATTACGTGGGTGAACGCGGGTGCCCTCACTGGCGGGAAGATAAAAGAACGGACTGTCCCAACTTTCCCGAATGCCCCTATGCAGATGGAGCAATTCAGTCAGGACATAATGAAGAAGATAACGGGTATCAACCCAGATCTTCTTGGACAGGACCGAGGCAGACAAGAACCTGGAGTGGTGGTACGTTTGCGCCAGCAACAGGGGATGACGCTGTTGAAGCCCTTGTTCAGGAACTTCAACTTCATGAAGAAGGAACTGTTCAAAAGGCAATTAGCTATTATAATGGCTTACATGCCGGATCGTCAGATGATAAAGATTCTAGGTCAGAACGACAGATACCAGATTGATCCTGAGACAGGTATCATAACAGATATGATGTCAGCACAGGAGAATCCTGAGACTGGAGAAGTGACCTACACCAGACAGGCGAACATCAGAGACGTTCGTAGTCTGGAATACAATGTTATAGCAGAGCAAGCTGCTGGCAACCTATCTAAGAGGATGACAGAACTACAAGTCCTCCTGGAGATGGGCGAGAAACTACCTGTTCCACCTGAACAGATCATCAGTAAACTGGAGATCTCAGCAACGGAGAAGGAACGGTGGATTCAATACATCAAGCAGCAGGAACAAGCCGGACAAGAGAAACAAGAGAAACTTGAGGCTCTTGAGATTCAGTTCAAGGATCGCGAGATCAAGATTGATGAGCAGAGGAATAAGCAGGACTTCATTATCTCTATGGGCAAGATCAACCAAGCTGCTGAGAAAGATGAGAAGTCTATGGCTGCTAAGTTCGCTCAGATGGAAGCCGATGAGAAAGCCAACGCTCTGCAATTCGCACAGCAGATCATGCAAGCTGCTATTGATGAGCAGAAAGCTAAACAGCAAATGAGTCTCGACGCTATAAAAGCTGGACAGGACCTGATACAGGATTCCAGCGTACACACGCAAGACATGTACCAGGATGACAGTAAGCATAATCAGGACATGAGATTCATAGAAGAGAAGAATGCGATAGTCCTGGAAGCTGCAAGGAAGAAAGCAGAACAGGATATCGAGATAGCAAAAGAGAAGGCAGCCCAGCAGAAAGCTATGGCTGCACAGAAAGCCAAAGAAGGGGGAAAGAAAGATGTATCTAAATCAAAGTAACTACGGATGGATATGCCCGAAGTGTGAAAAGGTAAACTCACCGTGGGTAGAGAGTTGTTCTTGTGTTCCTACTGTCTATTATTATCCCCAACCCAGGGAGTACTATCCAGGACCTTACGAGTATGACCCGTCTAAAGTACAGTGGTCCTATACAGAATGTGGGTCCGCTACCATGACAACAGGGGAAGGAGGGGACAGTGGCAAAGGAGAATAGAGCAGTACTAAGAAGGCGTAAGGGGTGGTTCGGGTTTGTTCATGGTTACGCCGACTACGTTAAGAATGTGGATTGGGATTCGATCAAGTGGGATAAGAAGACCAAAGCCAAAGAGGAGACCCGAGACAAGATGGGTCGAATCGTACAGAAATGGTAATCCGTGCATGCGCCTCTTAAATGAGCCATGCCGGTGAATCATGATGGGGCCTCCGCCCATAACGGGAGACAAGGCCGCAGGGAGTCTCCCCCCTCCCTGCACGCCTAATATTTAGGGGGTGCGCCTACGGGCGAGGGAGAGAACAATGCCAGATGATAATTTGTTAGAAGAAAATGATAATGACCTGTTAGCAGATTTACTTGACGAAGAGATCGCAGCCGCCAACCCAACTAAAGTTGCGGCACCTAACATGGACGAACTTAATGCATTAAAAGCCAAAGTCGAAGAATTAGGATTAGCCAACGCAGGACTCCTAAAAGCTAAACAAGCACAGACTAGTAAACGTCAGTCTGTGGAAGACAAGCTAGCGCAGATAGAAGGTGCAGTCGGTGCCCTCCTATCACAACGCCAACAGCAGGGCATTGAATCCGTATCGGAATCAGAAGCTGCTGGTGCCCGAGCGCAGGGCATCCCGGTAACATATGATGATGATGGTAATGGGTGGATCGACCCCAGCTATATCAATCAGATTACGTCACCGTATGCTCAAAAGATTGCAGAACTGGAGAACAGACTCCAGCGAACCGATGCTGCCAGTAGCGCACAGACTAACGCTTCCAAAATAATGGAAGGTATCATCGGTGAGGACGAGCGATTTGGACCTGCCAGTGGCAGATACCGGGCAGCTCGAAAATGGGTTGAAGATGCCGTCTTTGATTACGCAAAAGAGAATGGTATCAATAGAGTACTGAGTTCTGGAGAGGCTCTGGATAATGTCTTCAAAGATGATTATCTGCGACAAGAGTTTGCCAAGAACTTTGGTGGTATTGATATCGTAGACGTGGTGACTGCTGAAGATTCACAAGCTCACTTCCGTCGAACACTCGACCACATAGCTGTAACTATGACCCCCAAAGACGATTTCTTGACCGTGCCCAAGGATAAGATGGACAGTAGATTTCAAAAGGTATTGAATAAACCATCCTCCCTTGGAAATCAAGCGAACGCTAAAGCTGGACAGTTGTCAGTCTTGGATAGACTGAACAACATTAGTACACAAGATCTTATGGAATTTTCTGATGACCAGATAGACACACTATTGAGACTATCTTCAAAAGAATAAGATCGTTAAATGGATGGTATCGAAGCTAATAGATAAGGAGAGAATATTATGGCAGTAACAGCTTTTGGTACTAACGACGCACAAGCTATTAAACTTTGGAGCACCGTCACTATGCGTGAGGCTCTTAAGATGACGATGATGAACAGACTGATGGGGTCCGGTAAACGGGCTATCATACAGCGCCTGACTGAGCTCGAAAAAGGTGCTGGAGATACTATCAAGTACGATCTGTTGATGCAGATGACAGGTAACGGTGTCGAGGGTGACAACCGTATGCGAGATAATGAAGAGCCACTGGTGTACTACCAGGATACGGTTGCCATTAATCAGCTACGAAATGCCCACGCCTTCCGTAGGATGTCTCAACAGAGAACACTGCACGATATGAGAATGGACGCTAAGAGTAATCTCGCCGACTGGTTCGCCGGTAGGTTCGATACTTTTGGATTTAATTATCTGTGTGGTCTTACCACTTTCAGTTTCGCTGGCAACACGCCTACCGCACCTGACAGTGACCATTATATTATCTCTGGTGATGTAGCCTCCACTGGTGTTATCGCC